GTGTTTTTTTTTTTTTTTTTTGCTGCAAGAGCCCTCCGTTTTGCCGGGTAACATGCCCAACGGGCCCTCACAAGAAATCCTCGACTATTCGGCCAGCAGCCACTTCGTCGAGATCAGATTCGCCGAACAAACTTGCAATAAGCAAGATTATGATATCTGAAGCGGTCATCCCATACTTCCAGTGGTAGAACCGGGTCATGTCTGAGCGGCTACAAACATGTTGCACACTACTAATAGCATCCAACACGCCTGAAACACCTAACTCAAGAAACGCACCCTTAGCATTCCACCCCAGACCATCAAGGCTAACCTCGCCCTCAAATAACTGGCGAAAACGCTCGAAATAGCACCTAGATATAGGTGGGCAATGACGGAATTCATAAGAATAACTCAACGCCTTACCACACAAATAAGAACGATCAGAGACCGCTTCATTTGCACTGGCACGGGCATTGAACCTCGCCACTGCCTTTCCAAACTTCGGTACCATCACGAAGCCACGCTCGGTCATAATGAAATGTTTTGACAGGAATGAACACTCACTAAGATGAGAAGCCACAACCACCTCGGCAACCATCCTAGCCAGCGTACAAGTGTACTTATAAGCACGAACGAGACACCTGTGACGAGAACGCCACGGGTTGTCGAGCCTCATAAGCATGTCATCCCCCAAAACGAGAACATCACCACGAAAGCCATGTTCACGACAGAACGAAAAATTGACAGACATATTCCACATAGTATTGCGAAACGTAGTCGATTGAGCACCTGTAGGTAGCTGATTAGTCACCCGAGCCCTAAGTGCAAACTTTCTGGATGAAACAGAAAACGAATTTGCATGGAGCATAAGTGACGTCAACCACAACGGGGCGCCAAGACTACGTAACCATCGCACCTCCAACAAATGTACATCACGCACCTGCGTCATATCATTAGAAGAAAAATCAGATTCAATAAAGACACTCTCAGGCGTAGCATGCCTGGTTATAAAGTCGACCAACTCAGAAGAATCAGCCTTATAAGCGCCTTTATAATTAACAGAATCTGACGTATCTGATAGACGAAGGAAACGAAACAAACGCTGTGTGCAAGCCTGCATAACAGGTCCTAGCATCACATTGTGTATGTCGGAAGATTGATAAATTATCCGTGGAGCCCAATTTACATCATGTCTCTTGCAAAGTGCCTCAACTTTCACAAATATCTCTTTTTGTGTGAAAGAACGAACAGTACACTCAGCAACAAGAGGAAAAACAGCAAGATGTTTAGCCTGTTTAGCAGGCTTAAATTGAGCATTCCACTTGTGGAATAATTCAGGAGTCCACTCAATGGGATCAACACCAGCACCACCAACAGTGCGTTCAAGCAACTTAATAGAATCACGAACAATCATCTTGGAAACACGATCGTCGCTATAGAAATTGCACCGCTTATCGAACGCGGCCAGGAGATTCCTACGAGAAGAATCTGCTACAACGGGATAATGCTCCCGCAACAAAGGTCCGAGTACATCAAGTCTCGTACTGAAGACATCCTCCTTACGAGGGTCACGCTGAACGCCAATGTTGGCAGGGGTGTTGAATTGAGTCGGGACACGATTCGAACGTGCCCTCACACGGCGTTGGTAATACCAAGCAGCCGAGTTTTTCTTGATCAGGCCCTCGACC